AATAATTCTACAAAATGTAGCAAATCCAAAAGGTGTTAAGTTCTACCTGTATCAGAGAAACGGAAACGTAACTATGGCTATTGGTGATATGGGAGCTACTATCGAAGATATGAGTGAATCAGTAGTTAATGAAGCTAAAGCAAAATCTAAAGATACTAAAGGTATAAGATTTGCCGAAGCTGTTTATAATAATGTTAGTGCTATGTATGGGGCAGTGGTACGTGAAAAGAAAGATGTAACAGAAGTAGTAACTATAATGGGTCCTGTATTGGTTAATTCAATAAAAGCAACTTTAAAACATAAGTTCAAACCAACTGATGGTAATGAAGTTAAACTAAAAGATTTTTATAGTGAATTAAAAGATTTACTTAAAGTAGCAGAATCGTTAGTTAAAAAACCATCTAAAGCAGGGCTAATGAAATTAGATAAGGCACATACAATCTGGTGGAATCATAAAAGTGGTGCAGCTGTAGTATTGAATGGTAAGCATACAGATAATATTGTTGAATCAGTAGTTAATGAAGCTAAAGAGCCAGAAGTAATTACTCAATTAAGAAAAATCGTAAAAGATAAACAAAACGATTTGATTAAAGATACTAAGACTGGTAAGAAGGTAAGAGTTGATATGAATTCAGCAAACCTAATGATTCAAGTATACGATGCACTTAAAAGCCAATCTAATAAAGATATGTTTGTTAATGGTGGTGTTGTTAGTATGGGACTTATGGCATTCAAACTTATGAAGAAGGAAGATGTTTCTGAGAGTGGTATTATGTATAAGGCTGGTGTTAAGAAGTACGGTAAAGAAGGAATGACTAAAATCCAATCTGCCGCAGGTAAGGGTGAAGGACATGAGGAAATCGGAAAGATAAAAGATAAGTACGATAAATCAAAGAACGAAGCAGTTAAACCATTAAAAGCATCTGCATCTTTTTCTGAAGTAATAGAAGAAGGAGAATACCAAGGTAGAAAAGTTAAACTTAACAAACCAATGCAAGGTGATGTTAAGAAGTTTAAAGTTTATGTTAACAATGAAAAAGGTAACGTGGTAAAAGTAAACTTTGGACAAAAGGGAATGGTAATCAAAAAAGATAATCCAGCAGCACGTAAATCATTTAGAGCAAGAATGAATTGTGATAACCCTGGACCAAAGTGGAAAGCAAACTATTGGTCTTGTAAAAAGTGGTAATTGGATTTATAAAAAACTTTTACATATTTATTATTATAAACAAAATTTAAAAAAAAGCGTTGAATTATGAGCACATTCCCAATTTTTATTATAGTACTTGTCATCCTAAGTGTGATATCAATATTATACGTTACAAAATCAAATAAGATAAAAGATTCAGATGGTGACGGTATTCCAGACATAGTAGAAGATGCTATTGATGATGTTAAAGAAGAAGTAACTAAAGTTAAAACTGAAGTTAAACGTAGAGTTAAGAGAGTTAAAGAAGAAGTTAAAGATGTAACTGATGCTGTAAAGCAAGTAAGAAAACAAACTAAAGATGTAGTTGGTGCCGTTAAGGGTAAACCACGTAGAGGTAGAAAGCCAGCTAAAAAAACTACAACTAAGAAGTAATGATTAAAGAGATTTTCGGTAATCTAAAAAGCATAATAATAGCAGTTTTAATTATTATAATTATACTGCAGCAACAATGTTCAAGTCCGTTTCAACCATTTAACTTAAACCCATTCAATAAAAGAATCGAGCAGACTGTTGAAGGTACGGTTATTACTAAAATTGAAACAAAGTGGGATACTGTAAAGATTGATAGTTTAGTTTATATACCAAAGTGGAAAACTAAAATTGAAACCATACATGATACAATACCAGCCAACATTGATACATTAGATATTTTAAAAGATTACTATACAAAATACTTTTATACGGATACATTAGATTTAGATTCATTAGGTAACATCATAATAAAAGATACAATTAGTAGAAACTCAATTGTGTTTAGACAAATCACCCCAAATCTATTATTACCAACTACTACCATTACAAGAGATTCATTAATTAGTAAACATGAGTTTTATGTAGGTATTGGATTAGCTGGTAACAGAACTCAATTCAATTACATCGGTGGTGAACTTTTATTTAGAAGCAAACATAAGAAAGTATATGGAATCGGATTAGGGTTGAATCAAACCTTAGAGCCGGTAATTTCTGCAAGGATGATGTGGAAGCTTGGTAAAAAGTAAGTTATGAGTAAATCTATAAAAGAACTTATTCGAGAAGAATATGTAAAATGTGCTAAAAACCCAATATACTTTTTTAGAAAGTATTGTTATATCCAGCATCCAAAACGTGGGAAGATTCTATTTGATTTATTTCCATTTCAAGAAGATGTTATGGGTGAACTCGATGAACACCAATTCAATGTAATTCTTAAATCACGTCAATTAGGTATCTCAACATTATCAGCAGGGTATTCACTTTGGATGATGTTATTTCAAGATGATAAGAATGTATTAGTAATTGCAACTAAGCAAGAGGTAGCAAAGAACTTAGTAACCAAAGTTCGATATATGCACGAAAACCTTCCATCTTGGTTAAAAGGTGAAACTATTGAAGATAATAAGTTATCATTAAGATTAGGTAATGGTTCTCAGATTAAAGCAACATCCGCTAGTGGTGATGCAGGTCGTTCGGAAGCATTATCAATGTTGATTATAGATGAAGCTGCATTTATTAAAAGTGTAGATGAGATTTGGGCATCCGCTCAATCAACTCTTTCGACTGGTGGTAAGGCAATCGTATTATCAACTCCCAATGGCGTTGGTAATTTCTTTCATAAGACTTGGCAAAAAGGTGAAATAGGTGATGGTTGGAATCCAATTAAATTACATTGGACTGTACATCCTGAGCGTGATGAAACATGGAGAGAAAAACAAACACAACTATTAGGCGAAAAAATGGCAGCACAAGAATGTGATTGTGATTTCATTTCATCTGGTTACACAGTTGTTGATGGTGAACTACTACAATGGTACGAAGAAACGTATGTGCAAGACCCCATTGAAAAGCGTGGGTTCGATGGTAACTATTGGCTATGGCAACAGCCAAATTATAGTAGAGATTATGTAGTAGTAGCCGATGTCGCTAGGGGTGATGGAAAAGATTATTCAGCATTTCACGTTATAGATATAGAATCGGTAGAGCAAGTAGCCGAATACAAAGGTAAGGTGGATACTAAAGATTACGGTAGAATGTTAGTTAACGTAGCAACCGAATGGAATGATGCATTATTAGTAATTGAAAACGCAAACATTGGTTGGGCTGTAATTCAAGAAGCAATTGATAGAAACTACGCAAACTTATATTATTCAGCAAAAGATTATGGATATGTAGATAACGATATTCATTTGAATAAAGGATTTGATTTAAAAGATAAATCTCAGATGGTGCCAGGATTCTCAATGACTAGTAGAACACGACCATTGGTTATATCTAAGTTAGATACTTATATGAGAGACCGAACGCCTATCATACGTTCTAAGAGGTTGATAGACGAGTTGTTTGTATTTATTTGGAACGGTAGTAGAGCAGAGGCTCAGCAAGGTTATAACGATGATTTAACTATATCATTCTCAACGGCACTATGGGTTAGAGATACCGCATTAAAATTAAGACAACAAGGAATTGAATTAAATAGAAAAGCATTATCATTAACATCTAAAAACTCAGGAGTATTCAAAACCTCATCAGCTCAAGCTAAGAATGCTTGGAAAGTTAACACTGGGAAAGGTGATGAAGATATAAGTTGGTTATTATAAATTCATTACAATAAAATTTGGATATATTAAATATTTTTTGTATATTTATAGATTGTAAGTACTATATAAACACATAATTATGGCAGATAATTCATTATTCGGTAAATTAAAGAAATTATTCGCAACACAAGTCGTTGTACGACGTGTTGGAAAGGATAAACTAAAGGTAGTCGATTCATCAAGATTACAGAGCGATGGTAATAAGCAAGGTTCTGCACATTACGATAGATATGGTAGATTGCATGGGGCAAACTCAAGAAAGAATTGGCAAAGTACCAACGAACGATTTAATTACCATTCAAACAAATTAGAATTATATACTGATTATGAATCGATGGATAAAGATTCTATCATTTCATCTATATTAGATATATACTCTGATGAAGCGACCCTTAAAAACGATATGGGTGATGTTATTAGAATTAAATCATCTGATGAAAAATTAAAGAAAACACTTCACAATTTATTTTACGATGTATTGAATATTGAGTTCAATCTTTGGGGATGGGTTAGAGGTATGAACAAATATGGTGATTACTATTTACATTTAGATATTGATGATGAGTTAGGTGTAGTAAATGCACAACCATTATCAGTTTACGAAACTCGTAGAGAAGAAGGTTACGATTTAGATAACCCATACTCAGTACGATTTGAAGTAGATGAGCAGAATACAACCGCTATGTCTCAACGAAACTCAAGTAAATACTTAGAATCATTTCAAGTAGCACATTTTAGATTACTTACAGATACAAACTTCCTTCCTTATGGTCGTTCTTTATTAGAAGGTGCTAGAAAGACTTGGAAGCAATTAGTTCTTATGGAAGATGCAATGATGATTCATAGAATTATGAGAGCACCTGAAAAGAGAATCTTTAAAATTGATATTGGAAATATTCCACCAGCAGAGGTTGATTCGTATATGTCAAATATCATTGACCAAATGAAGAAAGTTCCATATGTAGATGAAGCGACTGGTGAGTACAACTTAAAATTCAATATGCAGAATATGCTAGAGGATTATTACTTACCTGTAAGAGGTGGGCAAAGTGGTACTGAGATTGATTCTCTTAGCGGCATGGAATTCGGTGGTATAGATGATATTGAATACCTAAAGAATAGAATGATGGCGGCTCTTAAAGTTCCAAAAGCATTTATTGGATATGAAGAGGGTGTTGAAGGTAAATCTACATTAGCACAGCAAGATATTAGATTTGCACGTTCTGTAGAGAGAATCCAAAAGATTGTACTTTCAGAATTAACTAAAATAGCAATTGTTCACTTATACTCACAAGGGTATGAAGATGCTGAGTTGGTAAACTTCGAATTAGAGTTAACTACACCATCTATTATATATGAGCAGGAAAAAGCAAACCTTTGGTCTGAAAATGTATCTTTAGTTTCTGATATGAAAGATTTAAAAATGATTTCACAAGAATGGATGTATAAAAATATATTCAATATGAGTGATGAGGAATGGAAAGAAGAACAATTTAAAGTTTTGGATGATATAAGATTAGGATTCAGACATAACCAACTTGATACTGAGGGTAACGACCCAATCGTATCTGGTGAATCATTTGGTACTCCACATGATTTAGCAACACTACAACAAAGTGGTGATGATGGTGGGGGTGATACTTCATTTGGCGAAAATAAGGGTGGAGCACCTGAAGGTGGATTTGAAGGAGCAGGTAGACCTAAAGAAAGTGGTAACTATGGAACGGACGAAAACCCATTTGGTAGAGACCCATTAGGAAATAAATCTATTTCAGTAAAAGCAGATAGACCCGGCCGTTCATATAATGCAAACGAAGTTTTAAATAAAGAAGTCACCAATTCAATGTTATCTAAAATGAAATATAAGACAAAAACTAAGAAGATAATTACTGAATCACTTAAATCTGATGATAATAATAAAGAATCAGGACTATTAGATGAGAAAAACATATTGAATTTTGATAAATAGGATATTTATAACCAAATATATAGGTTACTTTGTCAAAAATAGAAGGAACTAATG